TCTCGTCTGGGCGCTCTGGGTTGGCCATCGCTGGCTCCCATTAGGGCGTCCATCTTTGCCGCAGCTTCTGCAACACCGAGTTCCCCGCCTTGGGATTGTTCGGCTGATACCATCTTAAATACTCCTTTATGGGCCGCGTTTCAAGCGGCGGTTAAAGGCGGTCACAGTCGGCTCTGCGGCCAGCGCAGTTAGCTCGCTCCTGAACTCGCCTATGGCGCGCACCATCCGGTACGCATCATCCCTATCGTCGCCCCGATCCGGGTGCGACATCTTCCATTTCTCGACATACGCCTGCTCCATGCGGCGCAGGACTTCGTCCGTCGCCCTGTCACGCGACAGTGCTGTCGCAGCGCGGTAAATGTCTTCGAGTTCGTGCGGGGTCATTGCGTCCTGTTACATCATCTGTGGTGGCATTGGCGGCATCATCTGCGGTGCCGGTGCCTGTTGCGGTATCTGGTTCATATTCAGCATGGCCTGCTCGCGCTGCGCTTGGAGAGAGAACATCTCCTGTATCTCGGTGCGCTGGCGGTTCACTTCGGCGTTGATCATGGCCATATCGACCTGCGAGCCATACTTGGCCTCGATCTCTGCCGCCTTGAGCATCGCGTCGACCATGAGCTGATCGCGCTTGAAGTCAGCGTCAGCCTGCGCCTTCTTCGTCTCCAGTTCCTGCTTCGCGGCTGCGATCAGGATGTCGGCCTCGATCTGCTTCGCCTGAACCTGAGCGAGCATCTCGGTCGGGTCCATCGGCTTCTGCTGCTGCGACATCTGTTGCATATACGCATCAACTGCCGCCGGATCGACTTCCTTCACGAACTGCGCCGGGTCTTGGAAGCCCGACAACTCGATCACCTGAGCCAGCGTATTGCGGTACTGCTGGAGGTCGACGAGAGGGTTATTCGGGCCGTATTTCTCGATCACTTCCTTCTGCTGCGCCAGTATCTGCATCAGGAACATCATGCGCTGCTCGTCTGAACCGCGACCGAGCGCGATGTTGACGACCATGTCCATGTCGGCGTCCCAGCCGCGTGGATCAATCGGCACAAACTTGTTGCGCAGGCGGATGATCTTCGGCTTGTCCTGATGCTGCACGACGAGCTTCAGCAATCCTTGGAAGCAGCGCTTCAACCCGTCAGCAAACAGGCGAGCGATCATCTCGATGCGCTCCTGCGACGACGAGAGCTGCGCCTGCACGGCTGACCGGGTGGTTGACTGCAACACGTCGCCGTCAAGCCCCTGCGAGGCGCGTGAGAGGCCCGTGCGCTGCGTCTTCACGTCGTCGAGGTACGCGAGCACCCCGAGAGCCGGTTGCCCGACGAACGGCGTCGAGAGAGCCTGAACGGCACCCATCGAGCGCATACGGATCACGGCACCCGTCTCGTTGTTCATCACGTCGTCCATGTTGACCTGTGATTCGACGACGGCTGTGCGTGGGTGGATCGACTGCGCGAGGCTGTCGAGCGTGTTGCGCATGATGTTAGACTTGATGAGCTGCAAGTCCATCGTCTGATCGGCAATCGACTTGCCGAAGATGGTGTGAGGCGTCGGATCAGGCGACAGCAATGCAAACGGTGCCTGCTGCACGATTTCATCGTGAAGGACGACTGCGCCGTTCCCGACCGTGCAGACCTTGTGAAGCTCCGCGATACCGTCGCCGTCCTTGTCGATGCGGATGTACGCCTCGACGTAGTACACCTTGTCCGTGCTCTCGTCTGGCCCCTGCGAGATGCCGAAAAAAGACTGGTCTGCCGGGTTGCGTGCGAGTGTCTCCATATTCATCTCGAAGCCGCCGGAACCGGCGTTCTCCTCGATGATCTCACGCGGGTAGCCCATCGAGACGAGTTCCGATACCGTCGCCAGCTTGCGCCGACCGACGATGATTGCCTCGTCGATTGTCGGTGCCTCGTTGTCGATCAGGAACTGCTCGGGCGGTATGCACTCGACGACGTAGCGGGGCGTCTTGTTAATACGACGCACGCGCATCGAGATCGTCGGTGGCTCGACGGACATCATCGGGTCCATCGGGATGACGTTGGTCTGCATCTGCGTCACGGACATCTGCTCGGACATCGAGATCATCTCGACACCCGGCTGCGACAGGATAAACGCGGCGTCGTCCTGCGATAGGCCGGAGTAGTTGTACTCCTCGACCGTCTCGTCCGTGCGGACGTACCACGTCAGCACGCCGTCCTTCAGCGTGAGGGCGTCCTTCATGGCGTCGTGCAGGATGCGGAAGCCGTTGTTCTCTTGGCTAAAGATATAGTTGACGAGATCGGTCATCTGCTCGGCGACTTCGACATCTTCAGCGCCCTTGGGGACGAACTCGAGCGTCTTGGTGCCGCCGACGAAGATGCGCAATAAGCCCGGCATCATCGCCAAGATCGTGTCGCGCACCTCGGTCATCACGACCTGAGAGCGCCCTTCTTCCTCGTTGCCGAACAGGTTCCCTAGGTAGTAATTCATCGCCCTCTCGCGCTCTGGCGCGATGTAGCTGTCGATATAGGTGGCGCAGTCCTCGATGGCCTGCCGCACGCGGTATCGGAAGTCCTCCTCGTCCATTGGCTGGTCGGATGACGGCACAAGCATCCCGCTGTCGTCGTTCATCACGCGCATCGGGATCATCTCAGGGTCGTACCCGCCGCCGAGGGAGAAGTCTTCGTTTGCCATGTGCCTATACCTTTCGAACACGCCACCACGACCAGCCACGTTCTGTGCCGGTCTCTGGTTTCGGGAATACTTCTCTCACAGCTTGACCCACGCCGTCCATAGGGTAATCGTCGCCGCCGATCACGCCGCCGGGCTTCACCTTCGGGAGCCACGCATTAATATCAGCCAGAACCGAGGCGTAGTCGTGACCGGCGTCGATCCAGACGAAGTCGCAGCTCGCGTCGGCGAACTTCTCGGCTGCGGCTGGGCTTTCGCTCCGGTGGATGACGAGGTTCAGCCCGTCGATGCGCTTCATGTTGGCGCGGAATATCTTCGCGACGTTCTTGATCTCGGGGTCGGCGAGGTGGACGTCGTCGCTGCCCTTCCAGTGATCGACGCAGTTGAACTCGATGGCCTTGCCGGAGTTGACGATCTCGACGCCCATGAAGGATGCGGATCGCCCCTTCCAGCAGCCAAGCTCGACAAACACGGCACCGTCGCGAGCTGACGCGACGGCTTCAAGGTACGGCTTTGAGAACTGGAACCAGCCCTCGATCTCCTCGTAGAAGTGTTTCACTTGCGCTTCATCTTTCCGGCTTCGGACATCGCGATTGCGATTGCCTGCTTGCGGTTCTTGGCGAGCGGTGCCTTGGCCGGTCCCTTCGGGTTAACGCCAGCGTGCAGCGTACCCTTCTTGAACTCGCCCATCACTTTGCCGATTTTCGCCTGCGCCTTGCTCATCTTCTTCATGCTGCTGCCCCTTCGATCTCGGCCATAACCATGCTGTCCATGTCACGCTCGGCCTCGGCGTGCTCATGCGAAAACTCAAATACGCCTATGTGCCGCACTTCGGCTGACACGGCATTGTCGATCATAACCTTGAACCCGTGCCTCTGCGCCAGCTTGCAGAAGTAGATATCCTCGCCCACAAACGCCTCACTCTTTGGCGCGTACCCGATCTGGAACCACGGCTGCGGGAGCGCTTTGAACACTTGCGCCTTAATCAGCATGACGCCCATGCCGACGGCGTCTACTTCCTGCATCCGCGACTGCGCATCATCCAGATAGATGCACTCCAGCTTCTCGAAGTTCGAGAACGCGACCGTCTTCGTCGGCATCCTGCGCGTCGGGTAGTTCGCGGCCACGATGTCGAGATCGTTCGCAATCATGCGGTGCGCGATGTTCTTCGGGAAGCGCATATCGCTGTCAAGGAACAGTATCCAGTCAGCGCCTTCCTTCAGCGCAATCTTGACGAGTTTCTGGCGCTGGTCAGCAATTAGCGTACCGCTAACCATGTGTATGTTGAACTTGGAGCCAACGGGCGCTGCGCCGTACCAGTGCGCGGACAGCGTCGCGAGATCGTGAGCGAAACCGGCGTCGACGTGGTCGCGTGCCGGGATGCAGATGGATAAGTTGATCGGTTGGGTCATGGGTTACTTCTTCTTACCCGCCACGCGCATATTATCGACCAAGTTCGGGTACGGTCGCCCCGCCTTCTTCGCCGTTCTCTTTGCCGATGCCTTCTGCGATGGCGTCAGCTTCTCGCTCTTGCCGAGCGCCTTTGGTCGCGCCTTGTCCCATACCTGCTTCATGGTCACCCCTTTGCCTTGATGCGCTTGCTCAGTGCTGCCGCCCTCTGCTTCGCGTCTGACGTAGACGACGCGCCCCAAGCCTTCAGTGCGAGCAGCTTGCGCGTCGGCTTGCCCTTCTCGTCAAAGTCCGGCCCCTTGACGCCAGCCATGCGAGCCAAGAAGCTCGCCTTGCGGCCGAGTGCCTCGTCGGACTTCGGTGCGCCCTTCACGGGGGCCTTCAGGTTAGCGCCTTCGGTGCGCTTGAAGAACGCACGACCGGCGGCGTTTAAGCCACCGGAGGGGTTCTGGTACTTCTTTGCGACCATCAGTCTTCGTCCTCGGCCATCATCGCACCAGCAAGTTCATCGTCTTCGTCTGTATACTCGTACTCATCCTCGGCCTCGTCGCCCTCATCGCCCTCATCCTTGATCGGGCCACCGACGATCCAAGCGTCGCAAGTACGGCTAGAAGCGCACTTGAAATCGAATATCTCGCAGTATCCCAAGTCGCCAGCCTCGATAACGTCCATCGAATCACGTTCCGTGTCCTTCCCCTCGATGCCGGTGCGGATGCACTCCATTAACGCAGACGTCTGGTTGAACGCCGCGCAATTGCCGCAGAGCTGCGTCTTAGCCTCGTCGGGCGTGACATCCCACGCACGGGCCTTCATTGCCCAGAAACGGTCATTGCGCTGCTCTGGGTCCATCGGGCCGTAGTTGGCCTTGTCGATGGCCTTACCGCGATTGCGCAAGTTCAGCGTGATATCGCGTGTCTCGACGGGGCATGATTCAACCATTATCGCAATCCCACCATGTTGGTCGCTGTTGATGTCGCGAGAACCTTAATCGTTCGGATCGGCAATATTGTACCGACAGGAACTGCCACGAACGACACCGTCGTTCCTGCCTCCGTGACGACATCGACGTTACCGGCACCGCCGACGTAGATGCTGGCGAACGAGTTGTTCTCGGTAGCCGATTTCGTAATGGCTACAGCATCCCCTGCCGTGCGCCCGTTAAACAAGAATGAAGTCATGTCGCGTCCCCTTCGTGGGTATGTAAATCAATGCCGCGCAAGTTACACGGTTCAGACGACACCCGCAAGGTTTCGCCGAAGCGGCTTGCCCTTGAGCCACGACGACGCCCTGCCGCCCACCAGCGCAGCGTTCCCCGCAAACGTCAGGCACAGCGCATCGGCAAGATCGGGCGAGCGCATACCGCGCTTGCGCATCAGGTCTTTCGATTCCACGACGATCTTGCCGGTGCTGGTAAACGTGTACCTCGGAGCGACAAGCTCATGCCGCAGCGATGCGTCGTTCGGTATCTTTACGCCGCGTGTTGACAGCCAGTCGCGCACCGACAGCCACAGCTCATCGCGCAGCCGGTTGGCGTTAGGGTTCATCGCTGACGTTTCTGCGACATTCACGTCGCGCACGTTATAGCCCATCTCGCGCAGGCGATCAGCGACGCCCGATCCGAGACCGATTGTGTCGACGCATATCTCGTCGGGCCGGTCGATGTTGGCCTCGTTGACGATTGCGCCGACGAGCTGCATCAGGTCTAGGCCGCCCCACGACTTCACCTCGATCACGACATTCCCACGGCGCTTGCACAGTGCCGACCGGTCAGACCCGAAGCGTGCGACGTCGACGCCGTACACCATCACGTCCTGCTCAGTGCCCGACACGTCCCGCGTCATCGCGCTGTCGACGATCTCTGCCGCAATCAACGTGTCGTCGTCGGCCACGGCAAACTCGCCCAGCACGCGGATCCGGTAGGCGTTGCTCTCCTCACCATACGTGGCCCTGATCTGGTCGACGAAGTCCGCAGCCACCAACGCATTATCGACGCAGCTTACGTGCATCGTGTCCCAGTCGCTCGCCAGCTCGTGGTGCGTCTTGTAAAACATACCGCTATTTCGCGTCGGGTTGCCGATCAGGATCGTGCAGGCCGAGTGGCCCGACATCGAGCCAGCCGCGGCCTCGTACACAGCTTCAGGCACCGCCGACGCCTCGTCGATGATCAGTAATACGTGCTCGCTGTGGATACCCGCCAGAGCCTCTGGCCGGTCGGACGACGACGTGCGTGCCGAGGCGAACGAACTCTCTGGCGCACCCTTCAGCGCAATCCGGTCGCTGAACACGTCAAAGCTGTCGCGCAGCACCGGGGGCAGGCGGTTGACCTGCGCCTTCAGCTCGGAGAAGAGCGCGTCGAACAACTGCCCGGCTGTGGGTGCCGTCATCACGGTCTTCTGCGGGAAGCGCGTACACATGAACCAGACTACGGCCCACGCGCACACAGTCGACTTACCGACACCGTGACCGGCGCGGATGCTGATGCGTCGGCGACCGGCGGCGACCTTGCGCAGGGCTGTCTCCTGCCACGCAGTCGGTGACTGGCCCAGCACGTCGCGAACGAAGCCGACGGGGTTGCTGCGGTAGAGTGTTATGAAATCGTCGAACGTAGATGCTGCATCAGTACCGGCCATCGTTGCTCCCCTTCAGGCGTAGCTGCACGCCCAAGCGTTTAGCTATATCGCGCAGTTGATGCAATGGCAGTCCCGTCATGCGCTGCACGTCAACCTGATACGCGCCAGCCATAAGCATCTCTATCGCGAGGGGCGGCACCTCGTAATTGTGTGCGTTCCTCGCCCTGCTCTTGCGCACCATGTCACGCATATTCTCGCTCTGCGTCGCCGCAAACAGGTGCTCGGGGTTCACGCACAGCTTCACGTCGCAGCTGTGGCAGACGTACAGGCCATCTGGTATTTCGCCGTGCGCAATCTGGTAGGCGATGCGATGGGCCTTGGCGCTGATCCGCCTGCCGCCGTCCGTGATCACCATCATGCCATACCCGCCCTGCGAGATCGTGCCCGTCCATACGTGGCACCCATCCTCGCGCACGATGACCTTGCGCGTCAGGTGGTCGATCTGCTTCACGCGCAGCGGTATCCGTTCAGCCATATCGTGTCCCGCCACATGAAAACGCGTCACGTATACCACAGTTTTGTGATTTTTCGTGACGCGCTGTGAAATATCGTGACGGGTAGGGGGTGGGGGTAGAGTTATGGCTGCATCTTGGCCTCGATCACGCGGTACACGGACGATCTCGCGATGCCCAAGCGCTTGGCGATCTCAGTCGGCGCGATGCCCTGCGCGATAAGCTCGACCACGGCATCGCCCTTCGCCATCGCCGTCGGCTTGCGCCCGAGGTACTTCCCGTCGCGCTTCGCCTTCGCGATGCCCTCACGCTGGCGCTCCAGCATCATCTCACGCTCGAACTGTGCCACGCTGCCGATCACGTTCAGCATCAGCTTGCCCGTGGGCGTCTGCGTGTCGAGGTTCATTGCGAGGATGCGTAGGGATGCGCCGCGCTTCTCGATCCGGTCGACGATGCCGACGAGGTCGCCGACGCTGCGTGCGAGCCGGTCGAGCTTCGTCACGATGAGCACGTCTCCATCTCGCAAGTAGTCGAGCGCGGCGTCGAGTTGCTCGCGCTTGGCGACCGATGACACTTGCTCGGCGAAGATGCGCTCGGCTCCGGCTGCAGCTAAGTCGCGCTGCTGTGCCTCGTATCCGGCGACCTGTTCCGTGGTGCTTGTGCGGGTGTATCCAATTTGCATTTCGTGTTCCTGTGAGTTGTGAGTGTACGGGGTGCGGGGGGTCATTGCAGCAGCCGCCCCCGCCAGCCGGGGGGCCGGGGGGGGGTCTGGCGCGTTCCCGCCACCCGATTTCCCCTCCCGCACCGCCGAGCCTTAGACGTTGTAGGACGCCGCGTCCCATATGTCAACCACCGTTTCAGTGGGACGCTATGCGCTGTCTCGCCTCACGTCCCGCATGAGCAAGCCCTATTCGGACGCGACGTGATCGATGATGATCGTGTCGGCTGTCTGTCTCGCCTTTTCGTTCAACCGCTTCAGCGCATCGAGGTGCATGACGTGCGTATGCTCGACCGATACGTCCACGTCTACGCGCTGGCGCACCTTGCCCAGCGTGCGGTCGAGTATCTCCTTGGCCGCACCGAGCGCGGCCCCATGATTTTCGCTTTCCAGCAATCTTGCGAGCGTGGCGATTGCCGGTGCGGAGAGCTTGTCGATCGCTTTCTTCAGCTCCAGCTGCTTGCGCGTGAAGCCGCCTGCGTTGATCGCAACCGACCCTTTTGCGATGCGCCCCTTCGCATCCCTCGTAACTTTCTTGCTTACGGTTTCCAAGTCCTTGCAAGCGCTTGCAATCCCTGCGACCCCTTCCTCGACCGCATCAAGCTCATCTCTGACCATAGACCACCCCTGTATCGCTATTAGAGCGCCGCTGAGCGGCATCCACCACGTTTTCCATACCCACCTACCTAAACCGCACGCGCAGCCGTCCTGCGCCTTCCTAGAACGGTATCTCGTCGTCGATCTCGCGACCGAGTTTCGTCTGCCGTATCGCGACCACCTCCGCCCCTGCGAATGTCGCCTTCACCGCATCCGTGATCCGCGTCCGATACTCGTTATACGCCAGCAGCAGCTCGTTGAGCGACACGACACACGCGGCATCTTCCGCCGCACGAGCGACAGCGTCAACGTCCGCCCTGTCGAGAACCACCGTCCACGCCTCTCCCTTCCAGTTGATCGACCAGACGCCGGTCGGCTGTGGCGCGTGACCAGCCGCGAGTGCCTCGTCCTCCATCGCCTGCCACGCACGCTGCATGATCGCCGCGTCCCGAGCCACGCCCTCCGCGTTGTTCATCGCGATGGCGTCATCGAGGCGCTTCTGCACGGCACCGACCTTCGCGGCGGTCGCCGGTGCGACGAGACGGAGCAGCCGCTCGCAGCCCCACCTCCCCTCGAACTCCTTCGCCGTCCGGTCGAGCGGCTCGAGAGCGTACTGCACGTCCCGCGCTCTGGCCTGCGCCAGATGGTACTCCTGATCGCCGATGATCACGCGCCGGGATGCGGCTGCTGCTTTCGCCATCACTGCCTCCCGTACTTCGGCGAGAACTCACCGCACCACGCATCATCCGCAACCGTCGGCCAATCGCTTGACCCGGAGACGAACGGCGTCGGCTCCTCCGGCACGAACACGACCGTGAACGTCGGCGGCGATCTGCGGCACTCCCCCACGATCTCGCCACTGTCATCCTGCTCCTGATCCCTCAACCAGTACCGACACTCCCCACACGTCCCGACGCCGATCCTCGCAACCGGCACAACTGCAACTGGCTTCATCTTCTCTCTCCCTCAAGTTCCTCGAGCACCCAGTACTCTCCGCACCATTCCTTCGACCAAGCGTCAGGCCACCGCATTGAGGTATCCCCGACTGCTGGAGCGTTCCGGCGGCACTGCCCAAGAATCTGGCCACGCTGATCCGCCTCATCCAGATCAGCAACCCGGTGCCAGTACCGGCACGAGTAGCAACTCACCGCCGCAGCATCAGGCTCATCGTAACCCGTCTTCAGTGTCTGCGTCAGCGTCATCTTCGTCGTCTCCATCTTCTCTCTCCCTCTCCACAAACTCTACGTGTCACGCTATCTAATTGTCCCGATCCCGTCAGTGTGACATTACACCCCCCCTCTAAAGAGGGGGGTGTGTGAGATGTCACGCTACCGGTCCTATCGCAGATGCAGTAATTGTCACACTGTCACGCAATATGTCACACTCAAATGTCACGCCCTAATCTTCCTCGATCTCCCAGAAGTATGGCGAGTAGAAGCCGACGCGACCGCTATCACGCATCCCCTGCTTGGCCCTCTGCCACGCCTTACGCTGCGCGTCACCCTGCTCCGATACGCTGATCTGCGTGAAGTAGTTGCGCCACATCTCCTCCCTCACGCACCGCGTCCCGTCCGGTATTGGCCCGACCCCTGACACGACAATCGAGCCCTCCTTCATGGCCATGCTGAAGCTCATCTCGGCCTCGCTCTGCACGCGGCTCGACCGGTTGCGGGACTGCCTGCCTGAAGATGCAGCACCACCCTCACCGCCCGGCGCATCAATCGGCTCGATCACGAGAGACGTGATGGTCGTATCGGTCGGCGAGACGTAGCGTACCGCCATGCTGTAGTGATGCTCGACACCGTCCTCGCCGTCCTTCTGCTTCGTCGTAGTGATCTTGCCGGTGCGCAGAACGTCATCGCTCGAAGATGTCCGCACGCACTCCAGCTCCGCGTCCACGGCACCGAGCAAAGCGGACGAGCCACGCATACCCTTCGTGTCGTCCTTACCCGCGTGGTGGACCACCATGACGGCGCAGCCGATCCTGCGCTGCATCTCACCGATCACGCTAATGAACGCCCCCATGTCGGTCGCCGAGTTCTCCTCGCCATTGCCGAAGTTACGCGCCAGCGTGTCGAGAATGATGAGCGACGGCTTGACGTGCTTCGCCTCAAGAGATGCCGTCAGCGTGTCGAGGTCTGCGAGAGACGATCTCAGGTTCAGCGGCTGGCGCAGGAAGTAGAACTCTGCCTCCTGCGGTATCTCGTATTTCTGCATCAGCGCCACCGTGCGCTTGAAGATGCCGCCCTGACCCTCCGCTGCCACGTACAGCACCCCGCCCCTCGTCACCTCCCTGCCGAACACGCTGCCGCCAGACGCGATCTGGCTGGCGATGTACATGGCCACGAACGACTTGTAGCTGCCGGGCCTGCCGAACAGAGCCACGAACCCGCTCGCCGGTATCAGGTCACGCACCAGCCACTGCACCGGCTCCTCACGCAGATCGCTGAAGTGAACGATGTCGAACAACTTGCGCTCCGGCGTTATCTGTGTATCTGCCGCCGGTTCCTTATTCGTTTGCGGTTCGTGCATGACCTGTACAGGTTGCGTAATCTCCGAAGCCGCAGCACGACTGGCGAGCTGCTCCGAGATCGTCGGCTCACGCGGCACGATCGACCAATATGCCTGAGAGTTATCCCCAGCGAAATTAAGCGTCGCCAATAGCGAGAACGGATCGCTCACCTTCCCCGACAGCGGATCGGCGGCACCGTGGTGCGAGTAGACGCACCAATCGCCACGGCTACCCATGAACACCACGACACCGGCGACACCCGTCTCCGATCCCGGTCTGGTGTATCGGTACACGCCCCTGCGCTTGTCGAAGTGTGAGAAGCGATAGCCTGCCCTTGAGAGCTGACCGCGCACCCAGTCGATGCCGTGCGACGAGTTGAAGTCCGAGATCACGGACGCCGTCGCTGGTGGGTGTGACGTTCCGATGCCGCTGTTCGATATCACCGTCTCCTCGACGATGTCGTTCTGCTTCCGCGCCCACGCCCAGCGCGACGCGTCAGCGATATCGAATATCTCGCCCTCAATGTGCTCTCGATGTACAAAGCGGCTGCGCTCCTCCTCGGTCGCGACACGCGGCAGGAACCACGGCTGGCTCCAGCGGTAGTTCTCCGACACGTCGGCGATCCAGACACCTCGCTCATGGAGCCGCGCTATCAGGTACTCGACGCCGTCCTTGAGAGCCTCGGCATCGGCCACGCGGCACGGTATCACGACGCGATACTTCCAGAACGATACGACGCCGTCCTCGCCGCGATTGCTGTGGCTTGTGTGGATGATGTGCGCGATGCCCATCTCGCGCAGCGCCTCATGCGTGGCGTAGATCGACGGAGCGCCGGGCGATATCTCTCCCGTCTCGGGATCGAATGAGCTGTCGCCGTCGAGTATGATCAACTCGGCTGACTTAAGGTTCTCGTCCGAGCGCTTCGTGATGCTCAAATCGCCACCGCGGATCATGTACGCGCCATCCTTCGGCCCGACACGGACTTGGCTCAAGCGCTCCGAAAGCTGCCGCAGCGAGTACGTCTTCGGCGTCAGGATCACGTCCTTGTAGCCGCCAGCCGCGAACGCGAGCTGCATGGTGTAGGTATCGACTTTCGAAATCTCTTGTATTACTGTCTCACTCATCGGTGGCCTCCCGCTGCCGGTTTCCTCCCAGACTTGACCGCCGGAACGAGTTTAGGCGTCCCGGCGGTCTTTTCGTATCGCTTAGAACTCTGGCGCAGCACCACCACCGAGAGGTGGCCTAGCCGCTGGCTCTACTGACGCCGCAGCACTCGGTGCCTCTGCCGCAATCCCCGCACGCGGAACCCAATTAGCAATCTGAGCCAGCGTAAAGTCAAACGAGACAGACGTCCCCTGCCCGACCTTCACGATACGCACGGCGTCGATCCTGATCAGCGGCAGCGCACGCTTTGACGCTTCAGCACCGCCCTGCACGTCGCCCACCTTCTTCGCGATCTCCTGTACGAGCTGCGTAAAGGCACGCGAGTTGCCGCGAGACGTCCGCAGCTTGGCGTCGCCGAACGCTGGATCGTTGCACCAGATGTCGATGTCGACGGCTGGCTTGTGGTCTGCGCTCGGCGGGTTGCCCCACCCACCGCCATCGGGCAAGTCCTGCCAGTCAGCGCCTGCCGTGCCGACCGCAAGCCAACCCTGCTTCGCATTGGCGATGTCGAAGCCGAGTGCCTTGCCCTTCAGGTCGACGGGCAGCTTGTCACCCTCCGGCGACGAGATGAACATCAGCCCCGTGCGTGCGTCGAGACGCGCCCACGGACGACCCGAGCTGCTTTGTGGAAACGATAACATCGTATTACTCCTGTCGTGTTGTGATACCGCAGTCCCGCTGTGGTGCCGGTCGCGGCGTATCCCTGCCGCGAGAGGGTTAGTGGCTGATCGCGTTGAGTAAGATTGCCTTGCTCACGCGGGTCATGTAGTAGCCGTCGTGTCCCAGCGTCTCAATGCGGACGCCTTGCGGAAGGCGCTGGCGCACGCGCCAAATCACAATCCGAGAGTAGCCGGGCGTGAGATCAAGACACCGACCGTAGTCCTCCGCAACGGTCAGGATCGTATCGTGAGACACAAAATCCCGAGCGAGAAGTAGCTTGATGATGGCCGCGAGCTGCTTAGGCACGCGAAGGGATGTACGTATATCGAATAGGCGCTGGTCAAACCGTTCACCGGCGTCGTCCGCCACTGTTCTCTGCTGTGCGGTTGTCATCGTGTCGCCCCGTACCAAGCGATCAGCGCGGCATCTGACCGCCCGTCGTCCTTCTTGCGAGCGAAAAGCTGTGCATAACTCGGAAATAATTCGATAGCCCGCAGCCGCGATCCGTCCTTGCCCTGCCGCACACTGGCCGCCTTCTGCCAAGCCTGCGGCGTGACATAGCTGACCGGCCACTCTAACGCGGCCATGATGCCCTCGATGGTGCCGACGTTGCGACCGAAGGCGAACATCGACGAGACGCCTTGGCCCGGCATCGCGCCGACCTTCTCAAAGTACACAGCCGTAATCTTGAAGTTGGCGTCGAGGTCGCTGAAGATACCCGCCAGCAGCGGTGCGTTCAGCTCGCGCTTCATCGTCTTGCCGCGCATGACCTCCATAACAGGCATATCCATCACGGACAGGTGGCCTGTCTCCACGTTAAACGCCGCGATGGCTCCCGACGCGCCGGGGTCAATCCCGATGATCATGCTGCTACCTCTCTAGCTATTCTCTTCCCGATCCACGCCATCACCGGCACGGCCATCGAATTGCCGAGCGCTTTGTATCGTGGCCCGTCAGCCGCCTTTGGGATGTCGGTGTAGTTATCTGGGAACCCTTGCAGCCGCTCGCACTCGACCGGAGTGAGGCGGCGCACGGCCATGCCATGCGGCAGAATGTGATTAGCTTGTATATCCTGTTGCGTTATTGTCCCCCCTGCTGACGAAGCGCGAGTAAGAGTTCCGACGCTTTGCACCACTGACTGCATCACATAATCCCCACCCTGATTGCCGCCGCTCGGACCACCCGCCATGATCGGCTGCGCTACATCGACTTCCCGTGCCTTGTAATCCATACCGCTGTTTTGCGGCATGATGGAGTAGGTTATCGCCTGCACCAACACGTTCTCCTGCCCACTGTTGCGGCCCGGTGGAAACGCGATGTCTGATATGATCGGGTCTTGCGTGCCGTGGATCATGGTTGGTTGCGCGATCAGGTGACCCACTTCAACGTCCTGCGCTCCGATTGATCGGCACGATCTCGCGCCGAGCGTTCCTGCAACCAAGTCAGTCGCCGCCTTAAAGTTCCGCGCACTCATCGTCGATGCGACGTCGTCGGTCCCGTATTCGTCGCTGCGTTGCCGGTCGAAGCATTGCACGACTGGCGTTTCGGTTTCGAGATCAAAGCCACCGGAACCCATGCGAGTTTGTAGCGTAGCAGCAACTACTTCTTCGTGATTGTTGCGACTGATTCCAAAGCGTGCTGCAACTGTGGCGGCAACTTCTTGCCCCTGCTCTCTGCTCGGCGGAGTATTCCGGCGCACGCCTTCGCGCTCAAAAAGAACTTCTGCGGGATCGAAACCGTCTCTAGAACTTGCGACAACGAACACACGACGGCGTCGTTGGGCCACTCCGAAATATTGAGCGTCGAGAACTCGCCACGCTGCTGATCTTTTCGATCCCACAACCATACCCGCACTTGTCCACTTCCCCCCTGTCGGGACGATGGGGTCATCGTTTCCGACAAGCGCCCCGAGGAAGCACCCGAAGGCGTTGTCGTTGACGGAGAGGACACCGGGGACGTTCTCCCATACGATGATGGTTCCGCATCCAGTAGGTCGAAGATCGTCGATTGCATCTGCCAGCCTCACAAACTCTAGGGTCAAGTTGCCGCGATCATCGTCGAGGCTATTACGAAGTCCGGCCACGCTGAACGCTTGGCACGGCGTGCCACCGACAAGGATATCGGCGTCGCCAATCCAATCCTGCTCACGCAGTACGGTGAAGTCACCGTGCAGCGGAACATCGGGATAGTGGTGCGCGAGAACCTGACGCGGGAACTTCTCGATCTCGCTGAACGCGAGCGGCTCAAAGCCTTGACCATGCCACGCAACTGTCGCGGCCTCGATGCCGGAGCAAACGGAGAGATACCTCATGCTGCAGCACCGATCTCGCGGTCGGTAATCTCGTCACCGAACACGTCGCGCAGGACGCTAACTTGCAGCGTAAAGTTGAGCACCTCGCACAGCGCGATAGCCGTACCCAGCGTGATGCCCTCGGGCTTCTTCGTGATGTGCCAGAACGTGCCGTGAGCCAGCCCAGCCTTCAGCGACAGGTCGCGCTTGGACAGGCCGCGCTCGATGCGCCGCTCGTCCATCATCCTCACCATCAGGTGTATCGTTTCAGTCATTGTGTTCTCCCTCACGTATATCTGTCCGATTTATGCGATGCTGTCTACGCTTTAGCTACAGCATCTCCACAGGCATCGCGTATCTTGGCACAGCAATTTCGACGATGTCCGGCGAGTAGCCCTTCCACGCCGTCGCGTTCTGCGAGATCCGGTAAGCGCGTCCGGCCTGCGACATCATCTCAGCGCCACCCGCAATACTCGCCGCGTCGAGCACGTACACGCCGACGGCAAACGGTGCCTCCGTCTCGACTGCGAGGAACACGAAGCGCTCTGCCATGAAGCCCGATGCGATGCTGTAGCCATCAAGGTAGTGCGCCGCCTGCAAGTGGTACTGGAACGTCGCGACGCTCTTGGCGAACCCGTCCGGCGATGCGTCCCTCGTCGTCTTGATGTCGATGATCGAGGATCCGTTCAGCGCGTCTGCTCTGGCCTTACACGGCACGCCGTGTTGGTCCCAGAACATCGACGCCTCGAACTTCGCGCCCTTGAGCAGCTCGCTGTAGCGGTGGTGCGAGCGGACGGAATCACCGACGCGCTGCGCCTTCTGGAACAGGTCCATGTCGACGACTGTCTTGCCGCCTGCGGTCGCGTCGAACTTCTCAGCCGCAGCCTTCCCGGCAGACGTGCGCTTGTCGAACTTCGGTGCCGCGATGTAGAGAGCGTCGACCGTGTCAGGCTCGAGCACCAGAGAGTGGACGAGCGAGCCGAACGCCATAGCCGGTGTCGGATCGCGCTGGTGCTCCTTCGCAGCTAAGTAGTGCGCCGGTGACTTCAGCAATAGCTTCGCGCCACTGGCTGAGAGCGCGTCTATCGCGTGGTAGTCTGGCGCTGGTAGGTCATAGGTTATCATCGTCGTCCCTCATCATTGACTGGATCATTATGGTTATTGCTGTGGCGATGCACGCAGCCGACGCGATCAGCATCACGGAGATGAAGCAGTCGGGGTCGAGCATCATCGCTCAGTTCCCGTCCAACTTATCACCACGATCATCAAGGCGCTGGACATGATCGAGACCGCAGGCAAACCCCTCGTCCCACGCATCATCCCGCTGTAGACATATGTCCTCGGACATCTCTTTCAACTTGGTCCGCAGCGTGGTGATTGCATTGACAGCATCTACGATCACGAAATAGCCGTTGGCGTCTGTCTTCACGTTGCTCAACCTGTCAATCAGATCAGCCGAGTGTTCGCAGTTGCAGGCTTCCCTGCACAATAGGCAGTTACACATTGCCATAACTGCGCCCTTTCAGTTGATTGAAGTCTTTAACTGCATCCATTTTTGCAAGCTGGATTGAATAGTTCAGATACTGATCGTCTGATGGTTTGGGCTGAAATAATCTTATCTTGGTAATCGTATTGCGCCCGTCATA